TTTACATATTCATGTGAATATAAATCACCTATCTTCAAACAAGTTACACAACTTTTTGACATCACGAATCATTCCATATTTTGTATAGTATATGATCATCACCTAGATCATGAATGTCTGGTTTTCCGTGAAAGGTACAAATAGAATACTCTGGCATGAACTTATTATAAGGTGTCCCATCACCATCATAATGATGTTCTGGTTTTGATCCCTTATTATATGAATAAAAAACCTCCGGTAGTAATTCTAAATCAGACAAATGATATTCATTTAGATAGGCATCATCAGCACTAATCCTTCTACAATACCTTTTCCAGTCTAACATATATTGTTCGTAAATAAACTTAACGTCCTTCCAAACAATACAATCTGAATTGAATGCAAACGCTTCCCTTTTACCTTGATTTTTCTTCACCCACTCCTCTGACTTCCAAGTGCAATGTGTAAGTGCTAAATTAGTTTCAAAATCTAATATGGGTGAGAGGTCCCCTTGAATAACCAGATCAAGATCAAAAAATATTTTCTTTTCATACTTATCTAACTCTTCACGAGCAAACAGTTCTAGTTTACTCCATGCTGGCCACCAAGAACGTAAACCTATACGTTTTCTCTTAGGGTCTTTCCATTTAGATGGATCTTTTACTAGAGGTTGAATATCATAGACAATAATATTGGGATTAATACCAGAAGGATCGTCTGTAAAACATATGAAATCAAGATCACATTGTTTTCTTACAGCATTATATAATTTATTAACGTAGATAGATGAGTATCTATCCCCCATTTTAAGGCAGGTGACACAGTTCATTTGTAATGAGTGCATTCAGAATATAAAGTACTTATAAATTCTTCTGAATGTTCCTCCTTTATATTGTCCCAATGATTTGTTTCTTTATCAGACCACTCATCTACGTGCATGCTTAGTTGTATTTTAGGATGATTAGTATAAGGACTACCATAATTCCACTCATGTCTACTGTCAGCAATATATTTTATGTTACTTGGTTCTGGGTCATATTCAAAGAAACTAGATCCATACATGTTCAACATCCCACCAATAAAATCTGCTCTATTTTCTAATACCCAATCAGGTGGTCTATGAAAACTAAATCTATCACAATGCATTTCTAAACCATCTTCAAAAATTCTTCTTTGTGATTGTATTTCTTTTTCAAGAGATCTCCAATCCCATACATCACCAACATATACATGTAGTCCTATTTTTGCACCAAGTATTCTAAGATTTTTTATCAAATTTTTATTGCGAGAAGAGAAAATATTGTATGCATTCGATCTAACTTGAAAAACATAACTGGCAGATACACCATAAAACTTTTCAATCTTTGCCAACTCAAACGCTCTGCTAGGAACAAATTCCACATCATGTCTAAGCACTGTCCATTGATCTCTCTTTAGTGAATCATAGAAATCACACACCCTGTGCTTGTGGTGTTTGATTATTTTTCTATACTCTTGAAGCGTAAAGTCACTCATAGTCTAACAATCCATCAATCAATTTAGTTCTTGGTAATAATTTAGCATTAGGAATAATACAATGACCACCTATCTTATCAGTGGGGTAGAGAACAGGTCTAACAACATTAGTTTTTCCTAATTTTTTATAACCTTCATTGTATGTATGATTAAACTTTGTCATAACCTCCATAAAATCTAAATTATATTCATCACACAATTTTTTCATGTCAGATGTAAATGCTATACACAATCCATAGTAGGTAGTGTCTGCTAACTTTGAGAGTTCAGTTGTCTTTGCATCCTTACATATGTGAGTTTCTATTCCTAAAGTTTTCAGATGTCCTGAGTATGCTTCAGCAAGTTGTTGATCACCACCAATAAATTTTACAAATGTTTTCAAACCTTCATATAAATTTGGATGTACTCCTCTTACAGGTGAATGTAAAAATTTATGTCCAAATTTTTCTGTCGTTCCTACAGGCACAGTAGAATGTATGACTGTATACCAATTTGGAATTGGTAAATCTTTTACTATTGATACAAAATCTTCAGTGTATGGTATACAAACATTCAATATATCTACGTCAGATATGTCATCCAACATATCCTGATATGGATCATAGATGAGTATCTTATCAAAACTAAACCAAGACTTTGAAGTATCTATTTCAGAATATAATTTTGCCACTGCTTGTCCAACTTGACCATGCCCAACAATACCAATTTTCATAATTACATTACAAGTTCTGGGAATACCTTAGTGTAGTCTGTTTTATTTACTTTGTCAAGTGCCTTGAGATATCTCAATAGTTCATCCCATCTCTCCTCCCAATTTTCTATCTCTGCTGACAAGGAACTCTCTATGGTTGTGCCCTTATACATTGGTAAAAGTTTTTCTCTTATTTTGGGATGAAGTGAATCAATCCTACATGGTCTAGGTTCTTGAATATTATTAAATGAGTAACCAAGTCCTTCATTCTTCATCCATTCTATAGTCTTATGAAGAGATAAAATTGATAAAGATGATGTGCATACATTTCCCCAAACTTGTGCATATTTCTTTACCTTATAATAATTTTTTAGGTTTGATTCCCATTCTGATCCAAATCTTATATAATTATTACGTTCTCCTAAAGCTTCAAGTGACCAATTAATTTCACATCCTTTGAATTTTTTTATATAATCAAATATATTATTCCCCTCCCACTCTAATTTTGTAAGATTTGTATGATACTTTAAGACTATATTTTTTGCCTGACCAGTTTCAATGAGAGCATTCAAGACTTCATAATGTCTAGGCATGATAAATGGTTCGCCACCGATGATGTATATTTTCTTAATTTTTGGTGCTAATTTTTTTATATCTTCTATAACATTATAATTCACTCCACCATGTTTCATTTCATCAGTCAACTTATCATACTCAAGCATCTCACCAAACTTAGGATCAATTTGCATTAATTTTTCTGTCTGTTTTATTCTTGAACTTGAATCTTTTATCCTACACATGTAGCATGATAAATTACATACATTACCATACAATCTTAATTTAACTTCTATAATTCTACCCAATGGTTCATTCAATTGAGGGATTCTTGAACCTTCTCTACCTTCTTTCTCTTCCTTAATACAATTTGCACAAACTTTTTCAATAAGAGGAGTTGTTTTACCGCCTCTCATATCAGATCTTAGTTGTTTCATATAATCTGAATAATAATATTCAGAAGGTGAAATCTCGTCGACTTTTGGTGCAGGAAAATCTGATTTGCCACTATTCCAGCATCCATTGTGAGGGTGGTCTACAGTTGCCATACAACATGGCATATAAACACCATAAGAATCACTAAACAATTGTTTCCAAGGATACGTGCAGAATACACTCATTTTTAGATAGAGAATTTTGCTTTAGAAGTTCTTTTTAGATAGTTTAGATTGATAGCATTACACTTCAACTTTTCTTTCAATGGTTTAGATATGAGTTTGCTGACGTTATCAATCTCTATACTGTTCTCCTCACAGTAGTGACAGATTGCCTCAATATAATTCATCGACTCATTTTCCTTGACAAGTTTCTCTATCTCCATAGCAAACTTCTCTGAACAAAGAAAGTTCTTTTTGAGTATCTCTTTGACTTCACTTTTGGATTTCATTTAGTTTCTCCTCGACAAATAATTGAATGTACTGGACAAGTTTTTTCATATATTTCATTTTATCATACTCTTCGTAAACTTTCACCTCTCCGTTAGTACATGTCATAAGAATGACAAGTTTCTTGACGGGAATATCTGTAATTTCATAAAACATACAAGCATATGCTGCTGCTTGTACAAAATAATTCTCAATCCAATCAACAGGTTTAGGTTTCTCTGCAGTTTTGAAGTCAATGATTGCAAGTTCTCCTTTGTATTCTGCAATACAGTCAACTGTTCCTGCTACTCCTAACTCTCTACTGAATAAAGATTTCTCTAATGCATAGATGTTATCTATATTTTTCAATTCTTTTTTTGCTTGAGTGAATAACATCTTGGTGCTAGGATTGTCTAGTACAACCTCTTTATTAAGTAAGAAGTGTTCGATCAATTCATGAGTTTTTGTACCACGATTAGTTGCTCTCTTGGTGATTCTGTTTGCTTCCTCCTCACCGACTCTTGCTCTCCAGTTTTTAAAAATCTCTCGATTCCAATATGATGTAACAGAAGTGATGGATACCATCGGTCTATCATCAACCGAATAGTATCGAACACCATCGATAGTCTTCCTTGATAATGCAGGAAGATCACACTCTACATGATTAAACATCAATACTCATTGCAAGTTTGTTGAGGATATAACTCTTGACTAATCCTGATCTTACTATATCTTCAATACCAAATTCAATAGAATCAAATTCAGGCATTGCTGAAAGTATTTTCATGAAGTCAAGGATACCATTTTTCTCATTTGTTTTTACGAGGTCGGTTTGTGCAGCGTCACCACAGAAGTGGATCTTACAGTTCTCTCCCACTCTTGTTATTATACTATCTAACTCATGAAAATTCAAGTTCTGACATTCATCAACAATCATAATACAATCATCGAGTGTTGTGCCTCTGACAAAACTAGTTGACCAAAACTTCACACTCTCCTGTGTCTTGAGATTACCCCACAACATTTCAAAATCACTGTCTGTAGGTAACTCAAACATATACTTGACCATATTCTTATATGGTATTTGATATAGTGCTGCCTTATCATCATGATCACCGGGTAAGAAACCAATCTCCCTTGTGGATACAAGTGATCTTACTATAACAACTCTATTGTATGGTGTTATAGGATCGAGGACTTGTTTGAGAGCATGGTATAAAATAACAAAAGTCTTACCAGTTCCTGCCACTCCATATGTATATACATTCTTACCCTCTTCGAGTGATGCAAATAATTTTTTTTGATTCTCGGTCAATGCCTCGATCGGAATCATCATATCAGAGTTATAAGGTTTTTTTCTTTTGAGTTGCTTGGCAGTCATACCTACCCCAACTTGATTGGAAGTTTTCTTTTTTCTAGCAGGCATTAGAAATGTGTAGTCTTTTGAGGTTTTACTTTTGAACCGGGCATTGACCCGACTCTTGATAGAACTTCATTCCATCCACCATCTGTTTTACTGTATACGTCTCCGACAGCACTGACAGTTCCTCCTGTTCCCTGTGACCAATCTTTATCCCAGTCAGGATTATCCTTTCTCCATTGATCGTATTGTTTCATAGACATCACTATCTCTTTAGTTTCTCCAGTCTTCAAGTTTTTTACAGGATAAGTTGGCATGTTAGTAAGATTTTATTTTAGGATTGTTGTGAAGTATATATGCTGCTCCAATGGCAGTTCCTCCATCAAAAGCAATAGGGTCAACATAAAAATTCAAATCAGGAAATTCCTTCAATAGTTTATAGTTTACCACAACATTAAGAAAACATCCACCTGTCAATACAATATTACTACATTTTTTTGCTGCTATTTCGACTAATTCTACTGCTCTATCCTCCCAGTCCTTTTGTATAGTAGCAGCAGCGTTCTCATTACTAGATGATAAGTATTGTCCCTCAATATATTGTCCGTATGGAGCAAGACCCATGACCTTTCCTGCTTCCATACGTCCCCACTTACATTTCTCTGATACCAAATCAAATTGAAGACCTATACCATAATTATCTACAGTATTATATCTCTTGTGCAACACCTTCCAATGAAATCTTCTTCCTCGTTTGACATGAAAAATAGTTTCACACTCGTCTCCTTCTTCAAAATTAGATCCACTTGAATCAACTACGATGACTGCTGCCTCCTCAAATTCTGAATTATAAAACCCACATGCAGCATGTGTAAGATGATGCCTGTCTCTGAAATCATATCTTTCAGCGTTAGGAAACTTTTTTTTGATTGTAGAAATATTCTTTGTGGTTATAAGAGTCTTTTTTTTATTTTGATTCCAACAGGCATCACTTATAGCAACCTTATCTATATCTTTTACTAACTCAAAAAGTTTGGTGCAATCAGAATCTCTTTTCTTTTTTGTTAATCTTTCTGCTTCTAAGTATAGTTCTATCTCACCATCGTTGAGTAGACATATAGAACCATTGTTAGATAAATTTACTCCTAAGATTCTCATATCAATCTCCTAATGATGAACTCTTAAACATCCTTCTTGCTTCTGGAAACCAGAGAACATGAATATCAGATTTCTTCCATGTATCTATGGCATCTTGAGGTGTTTCAACTAGAGGTTGACCTGCCAGATTGAATGAAGTATTCAAGACCATTGGAACCTTTGTGTATTTGTAAAACTCTTCTATGACTTCATACAAATGAGGTATGTCTTGTTCTACTGTTTGAACTCTACATGTGCCATCTATATGAACCACTCCGGGTATCAATTCTTTCTTGTCTTCTATTGTTTGGACTGCATATGACATTGTAGGCGATCTATTCAGTCCAGACATGTCAAACCATTGATTT